TGAGAGCCTGCCCGTTCCCGAGGGGAGACGGGGCTTAGCGCTGCGCGCAGCTAGAAAGGGGCTGCCTAGCGCCTGAGGAGGAGCCGACGTATCAGGGCAGCTCAACCGCACGCAGCAAAGGGACCTTCCGCTTTATTTCAGCGATGACCTTAGACTTCAGGTCCATCGTAAAATCGTCCACGCCTTTGCGAACGAAAGCCGGCACCTTGTCGTACAAGGCTGCCGCTCCAGCCATCAGCGACTCGCTCCGAGGCGGGTCGTTGGGCACGGCGTGCTCGAGGCCCGTGCCAGTCGCCGACGTATTGAGGGTGATCTCAAAGTTCATCACAACCTCATAAGTGAGCGTGGTGCCAAGGCTGCCACCGCCCACGACCTCCACGTTCAAGCTGGTCCAGTAGGGACTGACAACAGTGGAGGTGTTCCCCGCTGAGAAAGAGCGGGACAGCGAGCCCATGGGTTTGGAGACCCACACGATGGACTCGCCTGTGGCCGCGGGAACGGTGACCACGTTCAGGCCATCCATTGAGCCCGACGCGTACGTCGACGAGACGGGAAGGGGGGTGGCCTGCTCAGACAAGATGATAACGCCCTGAGTCGCGTTAACAGGGGAAGTAACAGAAATGTGTATTCCCCAACATACCAGCCGCCAGCCAGCTGCGGCCGACGTCATCACCCCAGGCCATTTACCTGTGTCATACGTAGCATCCATCGTGTACGTAGTGCCAGAGCGCGAGCTGACCCCAAGATGGTTGTAAGGCCAGCCAGGCAAGAAAACGTCAAGCAGGTAACCACCAGAATCGACCTGAGTAGAAAACTGGTAGCGAGCCTGGATCGGCAGAGACCTGCCGTTATTGCCGTCCGGCCACTTGCAACCTTTACAGCGTGGATCAAAAGGGTTGTACAGCTTACAACACTCCATAGCCATCTGGGACCTATACGCGGGCATGGCATTTCGCATTCGCAATCTAGGGAGCCCCGACGCTCCACTTGACCGAGCGTTGCGTGCGTACGCAACGTTGCCATTGAGGGGCGCGCCGCCGCGTCCAGTGCGGCGCCTCCTGTACTTAGGGGAACTGCGCCCCCTCTTCCTCTGAGCCTTTTTAGACATCTTTCAAAGCAAATTTTCACCACGTTGGTCACGAAGCCTTTTAGAATCTTCTTCTGACACGCACGGCCAGTCGATGCGGTCAAGTACAGCCACGAATGAAGGGCGCTCCGGGGCATTCCAAAACTGCCCGAGGACTTGGAGGTACTTTTGGGGCGTGGGGCCCTCACTGAGTAAAGCCACAAAACTTTTGGCGGCATTGAGGGGAATTGGCGGCCCCTCCCTGCGCCACACGTGGCTACAGAACTCCCTCTCGTCCTCACTGACCGAGACTTCCTTCAAGCTGAGATTCAACTCGGCATAAACCTGTTTCATGTTGGGGACCACCGTCTCAACGGCGTCATCACCCGCTGCCTTCGCCCATGTTGAGCCAGCAGCGTAGGCGGAACGCAACCTCTTCCTGGTATTCTTTGTCGCAGTCGTGTAGGTCCCGCTCTTGCCGAACCCTTTCACGCGCTGGAACCAAACCCTTCCGTCCGTGAAGACGTACACGCCGTTGGCGTGACAGGCGTTTCGCGCCGCCAAGATTTTCGACCACTTAGGCCCAAGCTTGAGTGCGCGCTGCTCGAACTCAACGTCCAAGACGTAGTCCTCCTCAGTGTAGGAGAACTCGAACCCTGACACGTCCGTGGATGCGGCTTCACGCCTTCCAACCTCGTCGCCCTCGAACAATGACTTTCGGACACGCTCAACGTGCTCGGGGGTGAAACCGAGGCCTATCATGGAGGGGCAGTCGCCGTAATCATCCTTGTTAGACCCACACAGCCCAGAGAACAGGAGCTTGTCAATCTCTTCATCAACGACGGAGCCCGCAAGAACGTTCCGCTGCAGGCCGGCCTCAAGTTTGGCCACTTTGTGAACCTCGTTTTTCTCAATAACGAGGTAAGGGTCACAAAGCCCGTTCACCCAAAGGTCAATTGGGTGCATTTTCCACGCGTCCCACCCCCAGTGGGCCAGAACCACCAGCCTAGCGTAGACTATGGCCATAAACTTGTCAAAGTTCTTGAAAGCCCAGGTCCGCTTCTTATCTGATGACAGACAGTACGGAAAACCTGGGTTGGACTCATCTGACATGGCTGCTGCAATCAAGGCCACCTCAACGGGGGTGGGCAGCCTATCTTCCTCAAGCCA